GCACATCATGTCCAGCAAGATGCATGTCATTGATGTCTTTTTGTTGTATATTTTTTGGCCAGATTACGATTTTATCTCCTCTGTCAATGACTTTGGAGATTCTGGCGACGATTTCTCGGTTACGTGGTTCGTTATCAAAAATCCAAATATGATCGCTCCAATTAAACGACCGAATATCAGCATCGGACCCAGCCATAGCAACCGAGTTCTTGATGAACGTTGAGTCAAAAGGTCCCTCTACAATGTAAATTGATTCGTCTGTGTTAATTCTATCCTGTCCAAAGATCTTGGGTTGTTCTTCCTCCAGCATGATCGTGATGTATCTTATTTTTGCCTTAGGGGCGAGCGATCTGCCTTGGTATCCAAACAGGTTACCGTCTTTATCTTTGAATGGGATGATAATGCGTGGTGAATCTTGTCTTAGAGTATCAAATGTCTTCTTCTGTTTGTTTGTCCACTCTTTAAATTTGGGACAATAATAAAAGTAATCAAGGTCTTTGATACCACGTTGTTCAAGATAGACCCGCGCTGGGTGAGAATTATTTAGCTCAGAAATCTTCTCAAGATCAACCTTTTTTGTGACAAATTTTGGTTCAGTAAAATTGAATTTAGGACTTGCTGTAGCAGTTCCCTTGCCAGTCCTACCTTCTTTAAATTTCTCCATAATATATTGATCATGGAGATGTGTGTCTTGATCTCTTAAAAAATTAGCAAGTGATCTACCCACGCCACAGTTATGACATTTGTAGGTAAAATTATTCTTGATCTTAAACAAATATCCCCTCGCTTTATTGCGTCTCTTTTGAGAGTCACCACAATAAGGACACCTGAAATTGTACAGGTCTGCCTTCTTGCGACTGAAAAGAGTCAAGCGAGGGGATATTAAATTGATATACTTGATGTCAAGAAAACTCACTAAAGACCACAGGCATTTCTACTGCACTAATACTAGCAGCAGATACCTTAGGTGTCAACACGCGAACAACTGGTGGGACCACTTGCATGATTGTCACTAGAGTTGCTAGGACAGCGCCAGCACCAACAACAAATTTTTGATTGCTGTCAACTTTCTTTTGTATACGATCAATCCTATCATGTAGGATTTTATGATTCTTTTCTTCCTGATCTTTTAACTCATCAATCATTTTAATGATCAAATCGTTTGCTCTCTCTCCTTCGTCTAGGCGATTCTCATGACGCTCCAAGATGATAGCAATTTTATTGCTATTATCTGAGATAGTACCGACTGCTTTTTCAAGCTTGTCAAGCATCTGTTGAGATAGGTCTTCATAAATGTTGAGCTTACTTTCAAGGACCGCTAATTTACCCAGACCAAATGCCATTCTTAGACGTTCCTTACTGCAAAATCCAGTGCAGACTGATAAGTAGAAGCATCTTTGTTCAGCATGTACTGGAATTGCTGCTTGTGGGTATCATCCAACTGCGCGTAGCAAGCAGCAATACGCTTAGCAGAGAAGTTATCTAGATTTTGTACACTACCATCAGAGAATTGTACCTTAGCAAAAGTACCTTCACCCTGTGGGTTTAGTTCCGATGTTGCAACATCTAGTGCAACTTGGATTACATCTTGGTTTTCAGTCATGATTTCAGTAGTCACTTCAGTTTCCTCTCTTTTGAGTTTCTTAGTTTGAGACGCTGCCTTCTTTTTAAAGTCAGACAGACGTGCTTTCATTAGCGTATCCATTTCTTTGGTCTTACGCATCATTTTTTCTTTCGCTTCCCCACGCTTCTTCTGCAAATCTTTCTGGCGACCCAGTTTTTTGCCTTGCTGAATTTGCTTTTGAGCTCTTTCAGTATCTGTAGATAGAGCTTCCTCAATATTGTGTTCGTTTTGTTCCTTCATTTTTCTACGTTGAATACGGGAGAAGAGATCTTTAGCGCCTTTAGAGCGACCATCCACCCTTTCATTATTTTTCTTATACTTACGATGCTGTCTAGGATTTACCATAACAAAAGCGGGTGGCAACTGGAGACCAGATCCATCGCCTGCTGAGTTAATCATTTCATTTAGATTAGGTTCAGTTCTTTCAGACATTCCTCGTCAACATCCTC